GGTCTGATTCCAATCCTGCGCTTTGATCATGACCTCGCGCATACCCCAGCCTTCTTTCACCCACTTGCCGACCAAGCGCGCCAGGGTATCGTTACGACTGCCCTCTTGCTTGGGGTCTTCGGTTAGCTTTTCGCGTATGGTCTCGACCTTGCCACCATTGTTGTACATGTGGACTTTCTGCAGGTCGTCTTGCAGAAGGACGGGCAGATCTTCCATGCTAGACATGGGATAGTTCTGATCGAATTCAATGTTGTACCCGTGGCTGGGTGCCACCATGATGTACCCGCCATCACCGCGGATGTCGATCTTGTTGAGGCCCACACTGTTGCGGATCAGTTCGCTGCTCAGCGAATAGAAGTAATGCACACCGCCGCGGGGTGATGTTTGTTTGAGTGGGGTACGGCTGATGTTGCCCTGCTCTACCCACTCGACGGCTTCTTCTTTATCAACATCGACCACGGCAAACGTGATGCCAGTGATCGCTGCCCAGTTAGCAGACGGGTATTGGTTGTGCCACTGCTGTATCTCTTCGCGTGACGGTTGAATCTTTTGGTAGTGCTGCCACTTGACTCGTGGTGTCTTGGCCCACTTGGCCTTGAGTGCATCTTCTGTATCGAATGGATGCCGGGTGCTGAAGTATTGCGGCACCGCCTCGGTGGGTGAGCCACATGGGATGATGTGCATCCCGTTTTCCCACATGTCGTGCAGGAGCTCCAGCTTGGCTTCAGGTGCGAGTTCAGAGCCGTTAACCCCTGATGGTAGGAAGGATGGCATCATCAAATAATCCGTTTCACTATCCTGTTTTTGTTTTCATCTGTACCAGATCGTACCTTCATACCCAGAGACTTCGCCGCCACTCTGATTGAGTGATAGACGTAACCCTTGGGGTCTTCTGCCTGGGTCAACACAAAGCTGTCCCCAATCTCCATGTCCTTCAAAAGCGTTTGCCATTTACCTGCACCCTTGGTGGGGTGAGGCGGCAGCTCGAGGTTCTTTTCAATTGTTTTCATAGCCGTTGTTTGTATTGGAAAGTCGCATTCTCTATGACCTTTATTCAGGGTGCAACCAAAAAGTGAAAAAAATTGTTGCAAGCTATTGTGACATACAGTAACGTCCATAGCCGTAGAGAGAAGAAGTGAGATTGGAATGGAAGAGCGGATTAAGAATCTAGCTTTGCAACTGCATGGCGCGAAAGAAAAGAAGCAAGAGGTTGAGCGACATATCAAGTCGGTTGAACGCGAGCTCCTGGACCAGAAAGAAGTGAGTCAACTTCTACTCCCCCTGAACAATGAGGGCGGCGAAAGAACCCAAGACGGCATAACTGTTGAGATCAAGCGTGAACACGTTTGGGATCAGTTTTTGTTGGATGAGATTCTGGAGTCAATGCCACGAGAATCGTGGCCCTCGTTTGTAGCCCAAGTTACGAATTACAAGGTAGACATGCGCGGCTTTACTGCGTGGGCCATGGCTCACCCAGAAGAAGCTGGGCGTTGGCATGCCTGTCATTCGATCAAGCTTGGCAAAGAGCGGGTCAAGGCAATTGACCCAGATAAACTTAACCAACCAGAAGAGGAGGTGTGACCTTGAGTTTACTAAACCAAGTAACCACCCATCGGGAGATTGATCCTGATGTAGCCATGCCCCCTGTACGGATGAACATCCAAGGTACAGATGGTATTGGTAAGTCCACGTTTGGAGCGAGTGCTCCAGATTCAATCTTCATTCAAGCAGAGGACGGCCTGTCGTTCATCAACGCTGCACGGTTTCCCCAGGCCAACACCTGGGAAGAGATCATGGAGCAGGTGAGGACGCTGGCCATGGAAGAGCATGCGTACAAGACAGTGGTCTTGGATACTACGGATGCTGCAGCCAAGCTTGGTGAAGCGAATGTCTGTGAGAAGAACGGTTGGTCATCAGCGGCAGACCCCAAAGCAGGATACGGTGCGTTTTACGTTGCCGAAGAGAACGCTTGGTTGAACCTGTTGAATGGCCTGAACGTTTGTTTCCAGCAGCGTGGCATGAATGTGATTCTGTTGAGTCACGTTGCATCGAAGGCGTACAAGGATCCAGAACTGGAACCTTATGATCGCTGGGAGATGCGATGCAACAAGAAGGTGAATGCCCTAATCAAGGATTGGGTTGACTTCAACTTGTTTGCGAACTACGAAACCACCCTGATCAAGGATGGCGCGAAGGCGCGTGGTGTGAGCTATGGCAACCGAGGTTTGTTTACCAAGTTTGCTGCAGCGTATGACGCGAAGTCTCGACTCGACCTTCCATCGAAGATCGATTTCTCTTGGCAAGCTTTTGCAGATGCTTATGGCGCTGCACTAGGTCTGCCAGCAAACAATAACGAAGCCGCATAGGAGGAACCATGGGCTTATTAGATCAAGGTATCGATGTCAGCAACATCGATGAGTCAGGTGGTGGGGTATCAGAACCCATGCCAGCTGGCGAGTACACCCTAGCCGCGGCCGTGTACAGCGAGGAAACTTCAAAAGCAGGTAATCCCTACCTGAAGGTGGAGTACAACGTTGTTGGGCCTAGCTATGCAGGTCGTAAGATCTGGGAGAACTTCACGCTGACTCACCCTGTAGGGCTGGGACGCTTGAAGTCTTTCGTTCAGGCGACGGGTGGTGATGCCACGCAGACCGTCAACACTGACATGATGCGCACCGCTATGGGCAAGCAGTTCACTGCACAGGTGGCGATCGAAGAAGGCAACAATGGTTATGCACCAAAGAACAAGATCTCTTCCTTCAAGGGTGGATCTGCTTCTGCGGCCGCACAACCACAAGCGCCACAACAGGCACAGGCAACCCCTGCGCCGGGCTTGAACACCGCCAATGTAGATTGGAACGGTTGATGGCTAGGGCATGGGATTCATCACCCATCCTGCGCGTTCCCGTCCGCGTGCCCGAAGGCGGGACTAATAAGACCAACTTTGCCTTGATTTTTTGGTTTCTCCTTAGTCAAAGGCAAAGGATTCCGACCCTTTCCCGTCAGGGTGGTCGAAGGCGGGACTTTAATGGAAGTTATTTATGAGCAGTGCAAAAGATATTTTTATAGTCCCAAAGGACTATGTTTTTCGCCCACTTGGTTGGAGACAAAGCACCATAGTGGTCGATGGAAAAACTATTTACCTGTCATTTAACACCGTCAAGGTGGTCGAAGACGGGACTAATAAACCCCAAAGCAAGGAGTAGATATGGAACTACATTCTGAAAAGACATTGCGCTTTGCGCGCACCGCGTTGAAAAACCACATTTCAGCACTAGCTGTTGAAAAAGGTATAAAAGAATCTGCGGCTCGAGCAACGATTGCAAAATCAATTGGCGTTGATCCAAGCTCGGTTCGACAATTTTGTAAGCGCGAGATTCGTAAGCCCGCTTTAAAAACCATGCAAAAATATGTGGATTGGCTGGCAGCTAACCCTGAAAAGGTTGAAAAGCCATCGCTTAGCTCTGTTGATAAGTTCACCGTGACCATGAACAAAGCGCAATTCACTTTGGTGATGGACAGACTCTGGCGTGATGTGAACGATATGAAAGATGCTATGCATAAGGCAGAACACGGTGACGATCATCACTCCTTTGATGGTTATCCGAACTTAGTCCTGTTACAGGGTGGCTGTCAGCTTGAGGCACTTTACGCATCTTTCAAACGACAAACTGGCACAAGCTGGGACTTTGACGTTGCAACTCAGAAGCTGTTCATTTCTGAAGAGGGTACGTTGTGAAAGAAACCGAAACCATTTACACCGACATCCCGCTGCCAAGAAAAAAGCAAGGTCGAACTTCCCCAAAGTGGGAAAAGTTTAAGACCATGGAGGTTGGCCAATGCGTGTTTGTCGAAACCAGAGCAGAAGCCAACGCTCTAAAAAATTTTCTAACTAGACGCGGTTTTAATGTAGCAACTCGCGTCTTGGATGGTCAGGTTGGCCTTTGGAGATTGCCTGATGAGTGAATCACCAGACATGGTCAATCACCCTGGGCACTACACCAAAGACGGTGGCATAGAGTGCATCGATGCAATCAAAGCGTCGATGTCCTCTGCCGCCTTCAAGGGGTATCTTAAAGGTAACGTCATGAAGTACATCTGGCGTTACGAAAACAAGAACAAGTTGGAAGACTTGCAAAAGGCCAACGTCTATTTGGGTTGGCTAATCAAGGAGGTATCTCATGGATCATCATGAAGAGTTTGAATTCAATTGGCAGAGCAAAGAACACGAAGTTGCATCTGATGCCCTGAGCTTGTTCGTGAATGCGATGAAGGACAAAAACATTTCAGAAGATGTTTTGATGGAAGTTTTGTTTGTCATCACGTTCACCTACCACCTGCATTTCACAGACCGCGGATCGCTTCGCAGGTTAGTCGATGAAGGCATGCTGGCCGTGGACGATCCTGACATGTCAGAGGAGGAGATGATATGCCATTGAACGAAAACCAACACGCTGCAAGAGAACAAGCTGTGCTTCGCATCTTGCATCGTCACAACTTATCACCGTGGGCCAGAAATTACTGGGCGCGCACTTACTGTGGACTGAAGAGGGCCAAGCATGAAGCTACGGTACTACCAACAAGAAGCCATTGATGCTGCTTTCCATTGGTTCGATACCCAAAAAACCCATCCATTAATTGTTTTACCTACAGGCGCTGGCAAGACTGTTGTCTTCGCCTCAATGATCAAGAAGATCTTTGAAGAAAACCGTAACAGTCGTGTACTGATTCTTGCCCACAGGCAGGAGCTGATCAGTCAAGCAGATGAGAAACTCAAGACCGTTTGGCCTTGTGCACCTAGTGGTCTGCTGGCTGCGGGGTTGAAACAGTTTGATTCGCACGAGCCTATCGTGATCGCTAGTCGGGATACCCTGGCTACACCAAAGC